CATGCTGCACACGGGAGCATCACGTAAGCCGAAGGTGCACTTCTCCGCTCTCTTCCTGCAACGCTTGGCCCGGTGCGTCGAGGTCATCCTCGCCCAGGGGGGCGACGGCTGCGTGCTGGTGGTGGTGCGCGGCGGCCGGATCCGGCGGCTGCAGCTGCGGCTGGACGACGACCTGCCGCCGGCTGCGGACCTGATGTTGGGTGTGACGACAACCGAATAAGCGCGGGGCTGGGTCTGTAGCGATAGTTGGGGCCGTGATCGTATTGGAGCGCCCGTCCGTGGTGCGAGATCCCGGGGCAGTCGTACGCGTTTGCGCGCGTGCGGCTGCCCCTTTTTGTCTTACAGTGGGAGAGGAGCCGTGCAGGAGAGTCCCAGGTTACGTCGCAAGCAGCGCGAGCTGGCGCAGATGATCGCGCTGGATCGCGGGGTGGGCGAGATCGCGCAGGCCCTCGGCCTGTCGCAGGGGGCGGTGCGCCACCGCATCAGCCGCACGTTGCGGAACACGGGTACGCGGTCGCAGGCCGCGCTGGTGGGCTGGTGCGTCGCGCACGGGGTGGTCACGGTGGAGGAGCTGCGGCAAGTGTATGCCGGCAGAGCCGGCATCCCTGTTAGTAACCCGGCCGCGGAGCACGCGAGATCGCCGGTCGGAGAGCTGGCCGGGTTACCACTTAAAGGACCGGCCGGTGGCTAAGTGGGTGGTGGGCCAGTCGGGCAACCCGAACGGCCGGCCGCGGCGCGGGCGGGCCATCGCGGAGCTGGCGCGCGCGATCGGCCAGGAGCGCATCCGCTTCGACGACGAGGGCGAGATCGGCGTCTTCACCCGGCTCGAACGCCTGGTGCGTGTGCTGTGGACGCTGGCCCTGGCGGGGGACCTGGCCGCCGCGCGCCTGCTCCTCGAATACATGGAGGGGAAGCCAGTCGAGATCTTGCGCGCCACGGTCGAGGGGCAGGTCGTCGAGCTGAGCGGCGACGAGATGGCGGCGACCTTCGGCAAGGCGCTGGCCGTGGTGGCTGAGTGGCGGCAGGTCAGGATGATCGGGACGCGCGGTGACGAAGCGGAAGGCGACGCGGGAGCAGGTTGAATGGCTGGCGTGTGCAGAGTCGTTCCCGTACTGGTGCGACCGCTGGGCGCAGGTTTACGACGCCTCGGCGCGCAGCTGGCTGCCCTTCCACCTGTGGCCGGCCCAGATCGACGTGGCCGACCTCCTGCAGCGCGAGCGCCTGGTCGTCATGCTCAAGGCGCGGCAACTGGGCATGTCGTGGCTCACGGTGGCCTACGGCCTGTGGCTGATGCTGTTTCACCCGGCCGCGACCGTGCTGCTCTTCTCCAAGCGCGACGCGGAGGCGGTGCATCTGCTCAGCTTCCGGCTGCGTGGGATCTACTGCCGGCTGCCGCCGTGGATGGCCGCGCGGGCGGTGCTGGTGGAGAACGCGCATGAGTTCCGGCTGTCGAACGGTTCCGCGGCGCTGGCCTTCCCGACCACGGGCGGGCGGTCCTATACGGGGTCGCTGGCGATCGTGGACGAGGCCGATTATTGCGACCTCGCCCCGCTCCTTGATGCCGTCAAACCGACGATCGACGCGGGCGGCCAGCTGGTCCTCGTCTCCACGGTGGACAAGAGCGCGCCGGGCAGTGCCTTCAAGCGCATCTACCAGGCGGCGCGCGCCGGGGAGAACGACTATCGGCCCGTTTTCCTGCCCTGGTCCGCGCGGCCGGACCGCACCGGGGCATGGTATGACGGCGTGCGCCGTGACATTCTGGCCCGCTCGGGCCACCTCGATTCGGTGTTCGCGGAGTACCCGGCTTCGGACGTGGAGGCCCTGGCGGCCCTGTCTAGTGACGCTCGCTTTGCTGCTGAGTGGCTTGGCCGGGCTGACGCTACCTCGGCTCCTGTACTGGCTGGCGGGCCGGCCCTGGCTGGGTTGGTGATGTGGGAAGCGCCCGGACCGGGGCGGGTGTACGTGATCGGGGCGGACCCGGCGGAGGGGAACCCGTTGTCGGACGAGAGTGCGGCGTGTGTGCTGGATGCGTACTCCGGCGACCAGGTGGCCGTGTGGGCGGGGCGGATCGAGCCGGCGGTGTTTGCCGCAGGCCTGCAGGAGCTGGGCGCGTTTTACGGCGCCGGCGTCCTCGTCGAGCGCAACAACCACGGGCATGCGGTGCTGCTGGCGCTGCGCGCGGGGGGTGCGGCCAGCGTGCTGCGCGGGCTCGACGGGCATCCGGGGTGGCTGACCTCGGCGCGCGGCAAGGCGGTGGCGGTGGCGGCGGGTGCGGACCTGCTGCGCGACGGGTCGCCCCAGGTGCGCGACCCCGAGACGTTTCGCCAGCTGCTGGCCTTTTCCGGCAGTGCGCTGGCTGCGCCGGAGGGGGATCACGACGACCGCTGCCTGGCGTGGTGCCTGGCGGTGGCTGCGGCCCGCTATTGCGGCGGTGCGGGCGGCGAGTCGGCGTCCTACGTGCCGCCGACCCCGGTGGTAAGCGAGGCGGAGACGGGGGGCTGGTGACGCAAGGGGCGCAGCCCCTTGCGTCACTGATGGAAGATGGAAGATGGAAGAAGGAAGAGCGAGGGTTGAAGGTTGTGCCAACTACGTTGGCCCCAGGTTGAAGGTTGCGCCAGCTCCGGCTGGCGTGCGAACTTCGTTCGCCTAACCTGCAACCTGCAACCTTCCAACCTGCAACCGGTTCGTCGGGGGAAGGTAGGCTAGTGGCGATGCGGTGGTGGCAGAGGTGGGCCCAGGGGGCGGTGCAGTGGGTGCTGCGGCTGGCTGCGGTGGAGCCGGTGCTGCCGGGTGCGGTGGGCGACGGGCTGCTGGCGTGGCCCGGCACGGCCGGCACGGAGCTCGACAAGCCGTGGCAGACGTTGAGCGAGGAGTTGACCGAGGCCCTCGAATCGTGGCGCCGCAATCCCCTCGCACGGCGGCTGGTCGGCCTGGTGACGTCCTTTGTATGCGGCGACGGGATCACGCTGGGAGCCGATCAGCGGGACCTCGGCCGGTTCCTCGCCGCGTTCTGGGCTCACGATCAAAATCGGATGGCGCTGCGGCAATACGAGCTGTGCGACGAGCTGAGCCGGTCGGGCGAGCTCTTCATCACGCTGCACATGAACCCGGTGGACGGCATGTCCTACGTGCGCGCGCTGCCGGCCTCGCGCATCGATCGCATCGAGTTTGCGCCCGGGGACTACGAGACCGAGCTGGCCTATCACGAGCGGGTGGGCGTGGATGACCCCGATTACCCGGACGGCCGGCTGTGGCTGTCGCCGCAGCATCCTGACGCGGACCTGGCCGTGGACCGGCCGGGGCCGATCAGGGCAGATCGGCCACGGCCGATCTGCTTGCATTTCGCGGTCAACCGCGCGGTGGGGTGCGTGCGGGGGGAGAGCGACCTGGCCAGCGTGCTGCCCTGGCTGCGGCGCTACAGCCGCTGGCTGGAGGACCGCACCCGGCTCAACGCCGCGATCCATGCGTTCCTGTGGATCGTGCGGGTGCCGGGGAACTTTGTCACGCGGCGCCGCGCGGAGCTGAGCCCGCAGCCTGAGCCGGGCGGGCTGCTGGTGGTGGACCGGGATAACGAGGAGTGGCAGGCCGTGGCGCCGAACCTGCACGCCAACGACGCCGCGGCGGACGGCCGCGCGCTGCGCTGGATGGTGGTCGCGGGCGGACCCGGCATCGGGCTGGTGGACCTGGGCGAGGGCGAGGAGGCCAACCTGGCGACCGCGACGGCCATGGCGGAGCAGCGGTCGCGCTTCATGCGGGCGCGGCAGCAATACTTTGGCTGGTGCCTCGCGAGCGTGGCGCTGACGGCCTACAACCGGGCGGTGCGCCTGGGGCTGGTGCGTGGCCGGCCGCGCGTGCTGTCGGACGTGCGGATCAACGCGCCGGATATCTCGCCCTCGGACAATTCGGACCTGGGCAGCGGCGCGGCGCAGGTGGCCAGTGCGCTGCAGTCGGTGGCGGCCCAGGGCGTGGGCGGCGAGGCCTGGCGCCGGCTGGTGGTGCGGACGGTGCTGAAGTTCGCCGGGGAGAGCGTCGGCGAGGAAGAGCTCGCGGCGATGATACGCGGCGACGATTGATTGAAGATTGAAAATTGAAAATTGAAGATTGGGATCGCCGAAGGAAGAAGGAAGACGGAAGAAGGAAGAGCGGGATCGTGGGCTGATCTGGGAGCACATCGGGGATCGCTTTCGCTGTCGGTAATCTTCAATCTTCAATCTGTAATCTTCAATCGCCGAAGGCGGCGGCGGAGGGGGTGTGTGATGGCGCTTGATGGGTCGGGAGATCAGTTGGCGGGGGTGGCCGGCGCGGATGGCGTCGTGTGTCAGGGGCGCTGCCCGGTGTGCGGGCGGTGGGTGGATCTCACGCTGCAGCGGGACGGGACGGTCGACCGGTGCGCGTGCGGCGTCGAGGCGGTGCTGGTCGTGGAGGAACGGCGCATGCTGCGCTGGTACTGGCGGGATCCGATCGCCCGGCCGGCGGCCGGCCCCGCGGGTCCCGCCCTGACAGATTCCGTCCGGATGCAACTCGGCGAAGGGGCTGCGTGATGGGCGTCAGTCAGGTGCAGGTGGTCTCTCTGGGAGCGGGCGGGTTCGAGGTGGTTGAGACGCGGCCGGTGGTGCTGACTTCGGTGTGCGTGGCCGAACGGACCGGGAGCGCGCGCGCCGTGGCCGTGATCACGGACTACGACGGCGCGATCGTGTACCTGCAGATCTCGGTGCCGGCCGCTGGTTCGGCGGCATGGGCGGACCGGGTGGCGCTGCCGCTGGGGTGTGCGGTGATGTCGGTGGCGGGCAGCGTGGCGGTGACGGTGGCGTTCGAGTGACGATTGAAGATGGAAGATTGAAGATTGAAGATTACGGGTTGAAGGTTGGGCCAGCGAAGCTGGCGTGCCAACTTTGTTGGCCCGAGGTTGAAGGTTGAAGGTTGAACCCGTAACCTGCAACCTGCAACCTTCCAACCTTCAACCGCGGAGAAAGGGGGCTGTGTGGGTGAGTGAGACGGATGCGGAACGTGTGACGTTGCAGGGGGAGCTGGCGGCCGGTGTTGGGCGGGTGTACCGCGCGGTGCTGATCCGGCCGGGCGAGTGGCTGGGGAAGGGGATCCGCTGCGCGCCGGAGGTGCTGCAGGCCGCGGCGGCGAAGTTCGACGGACTGGCGTCGTTCCTGAACCCGCCGGGGCCGCTGCCGGGCCAGC